TTGGCGAACAGGAGAAGAAGATATTGCTAAAAATAAAATTATATTAGCAAGTGGTGAATATAATTTAAGTTATGTTAATATGCCTGGAAGAATAATTATTGATATGTGCGTTATTTTTAGAAGAGAATTTACACTTAGTTCCAATAAATTAGATTATGTATCGTCGTATTTTATTAGTGATAGTGTTAAAAAAATAGAAATAAATAAAGAAAATAACACTACTGAAATATTCAGTAAAAATTTAACTGGTTTAACAATTGGTTGTTTTGTTAAATTTGAAGAAATTAGTCATTCTATTAATAATTATAAAAAAGGTAAAAAATTTGAAGTATTAGATATAAATTTAACTAATGCATCTTTTACTATTAATAGTGTTGAAGAATTAGATCTTATTAATTATAAAATTAATTGGGGATTAGCTAAAGATGACGTATCCCCCCAAGAAATATTTGAATTAGCAAATAAATCGGATTTTGATAGATTTACTGTTGGTAAATATTGTCTTGGTGATTGTGATAATGTTATTTGGTTATTACTTAAAATAGATGTTATTACTGATAAAGTTGAAATGTCAAATTTATGTGATGTTCCACTTAATTTCTTACTTCTTAGAGGACAAGGAATTAAATTACAAAGTTATGTTTCAAAAAAATGTGGTGAAAAAAATACTTTAATGCCTGTCATTGAAAAAGAACTCGCCGATGATGGTTATGAAGGAGCACATGTTTTTAATCCTAAAACTGGATTATATTTAGAAGATCCAGTTGCATGTGTTGATTATAGTTCTCTATATCCATCATCTATGATTAGTGAAAATTTATCACATGATAGTAAGGTATGGACAAAAGAATACGATTTAAGTGGAATTTTAATTAACTCTACTGGAGAACTAGATAAAGATGATAATTATATTTATGATAATTTACCTAATTATATTTATGTTGATGTTAAATATGATACATACAAATATTCTAGAACAAGCGCTAAATCTGCCGCAAAAAAAAATGTAGTTGGCTATAAAATATGTAGATTTGCACAATTTCCAAAAGGTAAAGCAATTATGCCCGCAATTTTAGAAGAATTATTAGGTGCTCGCAAAGCTACAAAAAAATTAATGGCTAAAGAAGAAGATCCATTTAAAAAAAATATTTATGATAAAAGACAATTAAGTATTAAAGTTACTGCTAATTCATTATATGGTCAATGTGGTGCTAAAACCAGTGCATTTTATGAAAAAGATGTGGCCGCATCAACTACTGCGATTGGTAGAAAATTACTATTTTATGGAAAAGATGTAATTGAAGGATGTTATGATAATATTCAAATTACTGTTTCTGATGGCACTAAAGTTATAACCAAGGCAGAATGTGTTTATGGGGATACTGATTCTGTATTCTTTAAATTTAATTTAAAAACTATTACAGGAAAAAAAATTATTAATAAACAAGCATTAATATATACTATTGAATTAGCAAAACAGGCTGGTGAATTAGCAACTAAGTTTCTTAAAAAACCACATGATTTAGAATATGAAAAAACATTTTGGCCTTTTAATTTATTATCTAAAAAAAGATATGATGGAATGTTATATGAAGAAGATCCAGAAAAATGTAAATTAAAATCGATGGGTAATGTATTAAAAAGACGAGACAATGCTCCAATTGTAAAAGATATTTATGGTGGTGTTGTAAATATCTTAATGAAAGATAAAAGTCTTCCAAAATCAATTAAATTTGTTAATGAATCATTACAAAATATGATTGATGAAAAATATCCTATTGAAAAATTATTGGTTACTAAATCTTTACGAGGATATTATAAAAATCCTAAACAAATCGCACATAAAGTTTTAGCTGATAGAATTGGATTAAGAGAACAAGGTAATAAACCTGGTGCTGGTGATAGAATGAATTATGCATATATTAAAAATACTAATAAAAAAGCATTACAAGGAGAAAAAATAGAGACTCCTGAGTTTATAAAAAATAATAATTTAAAATTAGATTATGGACATTATATTAGTAATCAAATTATGAAACCATTATTACAATTATTTGCATTAGAATTAGAAAATATTAAAGAATTTAAAGATAAACAATTTTATATTAAAGAATATAATGATATAAAAACATTAACCTGGGAACAAGAAATAGAAAAATTAAAAACTAAATGGCCTGAACCAGAAAAATATAATAAAAAACTTGAAGAATTGCGATGTAAAGAAGTTAAAGCATTGATATTTGATAAATTTCTAAATGAATTAAAATAATATATTTATATTTCTATATAAATAATTAAAAATATCTCGTTAATATAATATGAGACATAAAAATTCTAAAAACATTACAAATAAAAAATTAACTCAATTTTCAAAAAAGTTTAATAAAACACAAACAAATAAAGTTCTTAAAAATGTTAACACCAAAGGCTACTTTGAGAATTTAATTATTAAATCTGACTACATACAAAATAAAAAAAGAACATTTAAAAATATGATAAATACTGAAACTAAAATTACTAATCAAGAAAATAGTGGTAGATGTTGGATTTTTGCTTTTTTAAATGTTATAAGAATTCCTATGATAAAAAAATATAAATTAAAAGATTTTGAGTTTAGTCAAAATTATCTATTTTTTTATGACAAATTAGAAAAAGCAAATTATTTCTTAAATTTTATGATTAAAAACAAAAATACTAATTTGAACGATTTAAAAATGATTTATATGTTAGACAATTTAACTAATGATGGAGGTCAATGGAATATGTTTGTTAATTTAATAGAAAAATATGGTATTGTTCCAAAAACAAATATGGATGACCATTTTCATAGTAAAAATAGTGAAGAATTGAAAAATTTCTATAATAATTTTTTAAGAACTGCTGCTCATACAATTAAAACTGCTAAATCTAGTAATTTAAATAGTTTGAAAAATGAATTATTATCAAAATGCTACAAAATTTTAGTTTTATTTTTAGGAGAACCTCCAAAAAAAATTACTTGGGAATATTATAAAAAAGGTAAAAAAAAAGATATTTACAAAACAGTTGAAGATATAACTCCATTACAATTTTATAAAAAATTTGTACCTTATAATGCTTCTGATAAAATATGTTTAATTAATTATCCATGTAAAAGTGCTCCTTTTTATAAATTATATAATATCGACTTGGCTTTTAATGTCAATGAAGGAAAACTTCAAAATTATATTAATGTGCCAATTGATATTATGATTGATGTTATTAAAAAATCTATAGATTTTAATGAACCAGTATGGACAGGTATGGATACTGGTAAATTTATATCCAGAAAACATGGAATTCTTGATATTAATGCTTTCAATTATAATGATATTTTTGGATTTGATAATATAATGGATAAATGTGATTCTCTCAATTTTAGACAATCTGCTCCTAATCATGCTGTAGTTATAAAAGGATACAATTTAGATAAAGGTAAAACTAATGGATTTTTAATTGAAAATTCTTGGGGAGAGGAAAGTGGTTTTAAAGGAAATTATTATATGCACATAGATTGGTTTAAAAATTATAGTTTTGAAGTTGTTGTTGATAAAAAATTTGTTTCTAAAAAGGTTTATTCTGTTTTAAATAAAAAGCCTATATTATTACCTTATTTCTCTCCTTTTGGTTCTTTACTATTTAAATAAAAAATAATAATTTAAATATTATTTTAATTATTATTTAATGGAAGAAACTATACCTATTAATTTATTAAATATCAATGATAATATAAGAGAGGAGTGTATGATTTGTAAAGAAGAATTATCATGTCAACCTTGTTATACATTACCTGAATGTAAACATACTTATCATACTACATGTTTAGTAAGTTGGTTTAGAAATGGAGATAATAGATGTCCATATTGTGGTAATAGAGGTATAAATAATAGTAGTATTGATAATATATCTGATATTACAAGTTATAAATATAATTATTTTGCTAAAACTGTATTTGAAAATCAATATATAAATGATTTAAAAAAATTTATGAATGATAAAAAAAATGTTAATAATAGTTCTGCAATTAAAGTAAAAAAAGCTTTTGAAAAAATTAAAAAAATAGAGGATACTTTAAAAAAAAATAAATTAGATTACAAATTATACAAAGAAAAAATTAAAAATGAACCCGTTTTATATTCTGAATCTCATAAACGTCTTAGAGAATTTAGAAATAATAATTATAAAATAGAAAAACAAATACGTATTGAAAAATATAAATTAATTACTAATAGTTATATTATTCCTCTTATAGTGCCTAATCCCGTAAATATTAATTAAATTTTTTATTTTTTTAATCTAATAAATGTTTGCAATATATGATTGCAGTAATTTTCCAATCATTAAAATTGATTTAAGTGGTAGTATTTATAAAAATGCTGATTTTCAAAGTTTTACTGTGCCTTGGTTACAATTATATACTTTTAAAAAGTATTTTGAATTTGAAATTGATACAAAAAATATAGGATATGTTAATCCTATTTATTGTATATATACAGCTTTATTTATTAAATCAATTAAAAAAAAAAAATTAAAATATTTATTAAAAAGTAAAATATATATTTATAATCAGTATATTTTTAAATTAGCTAAATATATTTTTTATCTAGAAAAACCCATTGCTCCTATTGAGTTAATTTTAATTAATAGTGATAATACTCAATCTATTCAAAATTTTTATCCTTAATTATATAAAACTTACTGATAATGTATTACGTGAACCATTTGAATTATTATTAAAAAAATTTCCAAATAAGCGCCTTAATATATGTCTTCTAAATTGTGTATTAGTTAAATACAATCTTTCATTTGTTCCTGAATCTGTATATCTAATTAAATTAGAATCTGTTAAAATACTATGTCTACAATTTGGACAAGTATGATGATTTATTAACCAATTTAATAAAGAATCATATTTAAAAATATGACCACAATTATTAATTATTGCTACATCATCATCTGGTTCAAATTCTTCTTGTGTAATTGCACAAATTGTATCAATTGGATTTTCTAAAGCTCTATATTTTAATTTTGTTATAGACCGAGCTATTGCATTTATTAAATTTTCTCTTGATAATTCTCTATAATAATTATTTATTCTTTCATGACTTTCTTCATCTGTTTCTTCATTTTCTACACCGGTTTCTGAATTATTTACTTGTTCATTATTTTCTTCTGTATGATTTACTTCTTGATTATTATTTTCAACATTCATTTCTTGATTATATACACGGCGTCTTCTGTTATTTTCTATTGGAACATAATTTTGATTATTATTATTATATGTATTATTAAATGTATTATGATTGTTTGAATAATAGTAATAGTAATCTAAATTATTATACATATTAGAAATTATCTCATTGGAATGATTTAAATAAATTATTGAATTATTAACAACAGATATATAATTATTTATTGTGTTAAAATAATTATTCATATTTTGATCATACGAATGATAATAGTTTGATTCTGTATTTGACATTAATGTTTAATATATATATATTTTTTTAAATATGTTTAAATATAAACCATATTAATTATATAATAATAATGTCAATAGATTTGACTAAATACAAAGATAAAGGATTAACTGGTTTAGCAAATTTAGGAAATACATGTTATCTAAATTCATGTATGCAAATGCTTTCACATTGTTATCCTTTAAATGAAATGTTTGATAAAATAGATACAAATTATATTAATAAAATTGAAGATAGTATTTTATTAGTTGAATGGAATAATTTAAGAAATTTAATGTGGTCTCAAAATTGTGTTATATCTCCTAATAGATATGTCAACACGGTTCAAAAAATATCTAGAAATAAAAATATTGAACTATTTAGTGGATTTGCACAAAATGATTTACCTGAATTTTTAATTTTTATTATTGATGCTTTCCATAATTCTTTAAAAAGAAAAGTTGAAATGAATATTACTGGAACTTCTCAAAATAAAACAGATGAATTAGCTAAAGAATGTTATACTATGATTAAAAATATGTACTCAGAAACATATTCAGAATTATTAAATTTATTTTATGGAATCCATGTTTCATTATTACATTCTGAAGATAATACTAAAGTTTTATCGATTAAACCTGAACCTTTTTGTTTAATTGATTTACCAATTCCTGAAAATATATATTCTTGTAATATTTACAATTGTTTAGATTTATATGTAATGCCTGAAACATTAAAGGATGATAATGCATGGTTTAATGCAAAAACTAATCAAAAAGAAAATGTTAATAAATGTATCAACTTTTGGAGTTTTCCAGAAATATTGATTATTTCGTTTAAAAGATTTAATAATCATATGAAAAAAATTAATACTATAATTACTACCCCTACTAATAATTTAAATTTAAGTAAATATGTTGTTGGTTATGATAAAGAATCCTACATATATGAACTATTTGGTGTTTGTAATCATAGTGGTGGTTGTCATGGTGGACACTATACTGCATTTGTTAAAAATGCTAATAATAAATGGTATCATTTTAACGATACATCTGTTTCTGAAGTTAATGAAAATAATATTATTACTAATAAAGGTTATTGTTATTTTTACAAAAAAATAAACTAATTGTTTATTTCAACTATTATTTTATATAATATTTATTTATATATAATAATATGAGTTTATTTAATAATATTACACAGGATTTTTTTGATACAATAAATAGTTTTGGTTCAAATCCCTTTGTTTTAGTAGTATTAGTTTTCATTATTCTAATTTATTATGTTATTTTTGCATTTTTAGGAAATTCAACCGCTGATTCAGATAATTTTCCAAAAGGAGGATTTATGTTTCTTGAAGCAATATTATGGGCAGTATTTATTTTATTAGTATTTATGAATGGATTAGCCTATTTTTTTAATATTAATGTTGTAACTGAATTAAAAAATGTTTTTGGTGAAAAACCCGAAATACAAATAGAATCTACTCTTAATCAATCTAACCAAGATATTTCTGGTGACTCTAATGATTTTAAAGAAGTTTACCACGTTCCTGGTAATAGATTTACTTATCATGATGCTAAAGCAGTTTGTAAAGCATTTGATGGCGAAATGGCTACATATGAACAAGTTTTAGAGGAACAAAAAAAGGGTGCTAGTTGGTGTAGTTTCGGCTGGACTAAAGACCAATTAGGTGTATATCCTACTAGTCAAAATCATTTTGATAAATTACAAAAAATAGAAGGACATGAATATGACTGTGGATTGCCTGGAATTAATGGTGGTTATATATCTAATCCTCATATCAAATTAGGTTCAAACTGTTATGGATACAAACCTAAAATTAGTGAATTAGAAAATAAACTGCTCAAAAATAGTGAATTATATCCTAAAACTCAAAAAGAAAAACTTTTTGATAAACGAGTTGATTATTGGAAAAATAGAATTGGTAATATTCTAATTGCACCATTTAATAATGATAATTGGTTTAAAATACCTTCCATTTAAAAACAATCCACTTGTAATTCATTTAAATATTTTAAATCAAGTGATCTATTTTGTATTAAATCACTTGCCAACTTATTAAATGAATCTAAATTATTCTCTAATATATATATTGCTTTTCTTAGTGCATAATTTATTATTTCAGCTACATTTTTATCTATTTCTGACTTTGTGCTTTCACTTAATGATAAATATGGATTATTAGGAGTTTGAACCGTTTTTTGAATTGCTAAAAATTCACCATGAACATATCCAAATAATTCAATATATTTTCTTGCTAAATTATCTGCCTGTTTTAAATCTCCACTTGCACCACTTGTTATATCCAAATTATCTATATTTGAAAATAGTTTCAAATTTGTATAATTTTTTTTTTCGTAATTTATTTGAATTTTATTAAATAAAACTATTTCTGCTGCACGACCACCCATTGTTACTATCAAATTTGCTAATAAATATTTCTTTGATGGATAAGAATTATATTTTTCTTTTGGAGTAAATAATGTATAACCACCCGCACCATTTGTATTTGCTGTTATTGTAACTTTACGAACATCAAAAAAATCTCTAAATAATAATGCCGTTATTGTGTGACCTGCCTCATGATACGAGACTAAATTATCTGCATATTCATCTGTATCTTTTGATAATATAGGTAATCCTATTGTGATTTTTTCATATGCATCTATCAAATTCTTTGAATTTATTATTGTTTTATTTTCTCTTAATGCTAAAATTACTGCTTCATTTGCCATATTTTCTATGTCTGCTCCTGAAAATCCTGATGTTAATACTGCTATTTCATCTAAATCTGTATTTGATTCTACTTTTTTCCCTCTTAAATGAACGTCTAAAATCTTTCGACGACCACTTGTATCTGGCATACCTACTAAAACTTTTCTATCAAATCTACCTGAACGGGTTAATGCTGAATCTAATATATCTACCCTATTTGTAGCCGCCAATACAACTATTGAATCTGTTTTTTCAAAACCATCCATATTTGTTAAAATTTGATTTAATGTTTGTTCTCTTTCTTCATTACCACTACCACCAAATTGTTCTCCTCGTTTTCTACCAACAGCATCTATTTCATCTATAAAAACTACACATGGTTCATTTTCTTTTGCTAAATTAAATAAATCTCTTACTCTTGATGCTCCTACTCCTACAAACATTTGAATAAATTCTGATGCTGATACTTGAATAAAAGATACTCCTGCTTCTCCTGCTACTGCGCGCGCTAATAATGTCTTACCTGTTCCTGGTGGCCCCTGTAATAATACTCCTTTTGGAACTTTTGCACCTGCATCATAATATTTATCTGGATTCTTTAAAAAATCTACTATTTCTTCTAATTCATATTTGGCTTCATCACAACCAGCAACATCATCAAAAC